AAAAACAAACAAAATGGAAACAAAAATTTGCTCATTTGAACAAAACAACATTACCTTTTTACTTTCGAAAGATAATGGAATGATGATTAATGCCACCGAAATGGCAAAAGTATTTGGAAAACAAGTAAATGAATTTATGTCAAATGAACGGACAGTCTTATTCATTAAAGAATGTTTAAATAACGGGAATTCCCGTTATATTAACATTAAATCTTATTCTGATTTATATCGAACAAATCAAAAATCCGGAACTTATATGCATCGAATTTTAGCTTTAAAATTTGCAGCCTGGTTAAGTCCGAAATTTGAACTTTGGATTTATTCAACAATCGAACGATTACTTTTTGGGAAACATGTAGATCGTGAAAATTCATTCAAGAAAACAGTATCACTTCAAAAAGAAATGAATATTCTTTCTGAAAAACCTCAAAAGACCGGTGAAGATTTTGAAAGATATATGGTGATAAGAAATTTGCTTCGAGTAGAAAAAACAATCAGAACTAATCTGACAAAAGAATCAGTAAGCGAAATGAATGATTTATTTCAAGAGGATGAAGAAGATTAATTATTCCGTTCAGTTGCCTTTGTCATAAAGGCAACTAGAAAAATACAGAAAAGCCCCGAACAATCAAGTTCGGGGCTTTTTATTTTTATAAGCTTACTTTTATATCAATTTATTGCTTTTCAATAATAAGTTCATGCAAATCATCTTTCAAAAATACGATTGATTTAAGAAGTATAGCCACTTCCTGCATTTCCTGTTCGTTGAATCGCGATAGTTTACGACAAATAAAATCCTGTGTATCGGATAAGCACTTCACATAATAATTAATACGTGGGGCATCGTCGCTATCTTCGTTAGGTTCTTGCAGATCACTAAGCAGGTTTATTATTTTATCCGTAATTTCCACACCTCCAATTATTGCATTTTTCATAATATACCTCCTATCTCTTTAGCATAATCAGGTAGCATATCTTCCAATCCCTTTTCTAATGCTATTTCAGCTATCATTTTCACGTACTCGTTTCTCGAAACGATAACCTGATCAGTACCACAACACAGGTGCAAATAATACTCATAAGCTGCCGACGGGCATTTTACCCAGTTATCGCGGAAGTTGGCAAGTAAATACGTGCGCGCTTTGTTTATTACTCGTTTCATTCTGCGCCCCCTTTCTCCGTTAGTGCATTACCCAGTTCCTGAATGTGCAGCGTAGCACACACACCATCGGCAATCATTACCAATACAAATTCATCACCCATCGGGTGAAGCTGGCAATCAATCTGTGAACCTTTGTAAAGCGAAGTAAGAATTCCGTTTACCTTTTTCTTCAAATGTTTCAAAGAAACAGAACCGGTAAGTTGTAGAGTTGGAGTGATGTTCGTTTCGTGAACTGACGTTGCTTGTTGGGTACTATTATTCCCCGACTCACAATTGTTTTTGGTGTAAAGCATTTATCCAAAAATAATTATTGAGTGGTACGGATGCAAAACGATTCTGCACGTACCGTTGCTTTACACCACATGGGCAGTGGGACCATTGAGTCACCACACGGAGTTACAGAATCGTTAGAAGTATATTTTATTCCCGACAAGGCATAAAAAATACCCGCGAATTGTATTAGCGAGTAATCTCGCCCATGTAAAGTGTAAAGCATTGCAAAAATGAGAAGATTATTTTAATCTACCAAATAAAATTTGAATTATTTTATATATTATTCCATTTTCAATACTTTAAACTCGCTATCAAGAATAAAACAGCAAGTCCTTATATCCATACTTCCTCCTTTATCAGCACATCTAAATTTATGAAAAATAATATAACCATCAGTATATTCTTTATATGACCTTGATGCTTTATCGTAAATTGGTTTATATTCATTTATTTTATTGTTATAAAATTTTATACTATCATCTATCTCTCCTAGTTCAAATAATTTTTCTGGATCCCCTTGATCTTTTAAATATTCCCAGGCTAATTTACTGTGTCTATATCCAAAATATTTATCACTAATTGGCTTCCCAATTTCAGAATCATCAAATGTAATTATATTTGGCCTCAAATCTCCAAATTCAATCGGGTCATAAGATGCAAAATTCAATAAATTCTGTCTTAAATATTCTTTTATGTTTTTTTCTACAACACTTTGATTCGAACACGAAAATAGAATTATAGATAAAATAGCCAGAAATATAACTTTTTTCATAAATATCATTTTTACAGTTTATAATTCTACAAAGATATAAATTACAGTTAATAAATACATAATTGCATAAACTAAAATTCATTTTCGGTCACGTTTTCATAAATACGGGTCATTATTTCACTCATTTTTCACCGTAAATAAAATTAAACAGCTGTTTTTAATCATTATAACCTATAACATAGACATATTTAAAACATCGAAAACACAAAGCGAGCCGACCCGCTCTGTCGTCCTGTTGCAATTGCACCCGTTTTTTGCCGGGGAAATATGACAGAATACATCGTAATAACATAAAACAAGAAAGGCTGATAGCATACATTGAAGTATACTATCAGCCACTAACAAAAATTTAAATAGAATTAAGACTTAGGAGACATAGACGATCCACTACCTTTAGGATTGATATGTTGTAAGAATACCTTACGACACATCAGGTACTTGAATGCATCAGTGAAGTTAGTAGATTCTTTAGGCAACCTATGCACTGGTAGTCCATCACCTTTCTTTTGTTTCACAACTAGTCCGTTAGTCTTTGGACCTGTAGCAATCTTAGAAGGTGTCTTTTCAAGTTGCCTCTTAAGACATGGACAATTAGTTCTATCTATAAGTAACTTAGGTAAGTGCTTATTGTTACCACCCATAAGTTCCATCATGAAGTTATACTCTGCATTACTTCCTATGTTACCCTGCTTTAGGGACATAAGTATCACGCTCCAACCTGTTGGCTTACCATCTACATCCCGTTCAATTGCCTTCTTGATCTGACTGGCAACGTCCTGACCTATCTTGCCATAACTGTTAGCAGCACGGTCATAGTATAACTTTAACTGCTTACACTTATGTGGTTTGAAGTAACGTATAAACTCATCTGCCATCTCGCGTATGTAGTTAGGTGGTAGTGTATATAGTTCTTTAAGTATGCGATAGTTACCTATTGACTGCTGACCGAATACAAGCCACAATGTATTACCAATATCTAACCCACCATCAATAGCCCGGTTATTATCCAGGTACTTTAATATACGGCAATCCGGATCCTGACCATATGGTACAGTATCTAAGTATTGATAGTTATTGCCATCTGAATAGAAGTGACGTTCGGAGAGTGCGCTATAGAATCGTGATGCTGCCGATAGGATAGGTATAATTGAAAGAATAGCAGAAGACACACCTTCTAAACCAACAGCGAACTCATCTTCGAACCATTCAATACCGAGAATATCAACATTTACAAATGATGATGCTATCCAAAACAATGATACACCCTTTCTCAAGCGTCTCCAACGTTCCTCCCAACGTTTCATTGTCTTTTCAGATAATTCTATCTTTTTCTTACTTCCTGTCTCTAATAGTGCTGCATATTCCTGTTTTGTCTGGTTATAAACAAAACTGACCTGAAGTAAATCAAGGAGCTTCTTTTTATCATTTTTCTTAGCATTTTTCAGGATCCAGTCATATTCTCCAATATTATTTGGATCTGGCATATCGGTTGTGAATGTTTGAGATCGATAAAACGGAGAATCACCATATTTTGAGCGATAACCACGAACTGCTTTTAGCAAATTACCAATTTTTATTTCAGAAAAATACTTTACCTCATCTCCAAAAACACCAACATACGAACGCCCGGCACCAATTGACGGACGGTCCAATGAAATAAAGGTTAGATTAAAACCGTTGAAAAATGTCATCGTATTCTTCCACGATGACATGATATTATACATTTTCGACCTCCATTCTGCCGGGGGTTCTTTGTTGATCACATAATGTACATCTTCTTCCCAACCATGAAAACGAAGTCCTTCCTGAAGTGATGGGATAACGTTTTTATGCAAATTTGAATAGGTATCACTCACCCAGGCGAAAGGTGCACCGGCACAATCATAGACAGCTTCTTGCAATCGCTCAACAGCAAAATTGGTTGTTTTTGTACTCGCACGGCCAATAGGTAAATATAAATCTTTTGGCATTAGCATAGCGCATAATTGCGCTAACCAATTGGAATAGCGCAATTCTATATCATCACGATTTAGATCCAACCTTTGTTTCTTGCTCATCGTATAGGTCTAAAAAGTCAACTTTATCAACTCCGGCTTCCTGCCGAACACGGTTTTTCTCAATATCTGAAATCTCCAAATTATCAATTCGTTCGGCCAATGCATTACGATCAACCGACGGTAAACTAATAGCACCGGGATTGAGAGAGTAAATTTTAATTGGTTTCTTATATAATCCTTCCGGAATACGTGGAGGTTCCGGTGTATCAAGTCCTTTAATCTTGTAGGCTTTTGTTATCAAATCGCCATAGACTTCTACATCTTTCGAATTTTCTGAAGTTTTCAGCACCAGGTTAGCAGCTGCCATTAATCCCTCGAACATAGCGTTACGATGCGATTGTTTTTCTATTCCATCATCACCATAGAATAGGTTTATTGCTTCGTCGTACATTGCGCGGGCTTTCCTGTAAGGTATATTGTTTGGAGGGCGCTGAATGAATGAAATAGCGTTTTCCTTTCCGTATTTACGACGCAAAGAGTTCAGCAAGTATAATACGTCTAAATAACGTTGTTCGTCGTCTGAAATCGATTCTTTACTGCCTGATTGAATATAATCCTGCAGTATATCAAAATAGGACTTTTTGGTATTAAATTCCTCCATAAATTATTTCATCGCGTGCGTTTTGAAAATCAATTTTCTTTCTTAATTTATCGAGCCGTTGAGCCTGTGTAACATTAGATCTAGCATCATTAATCATGGTTATACCTTCTTCTGCCTGATGAACCAAAATTCCACGTTTGTAGTGAAATTCCAACGAGCTATCAATTTGCATGTAGTAATACATGAACTCAAGCTTGTCAACCTTATAATACATAGAAATATTCTCAGGAGAATATCCGATAGCTGCAAAAGTTTCGTATTCATCCCAATCCATATTCAGTAACCAATCAGGATCCTGAACATCTTCCGGTTTTGCTAAATCTGTTTTTTTCATATCGGTTTAGTATAACATTCTGTCAACTTCAGATAATTGGTTTCTTTTTAGGATCAAACGTTGTTTACGGTCCTCATTCAAATTTGGCTTATCTCCTTTAGCCATTTCGCTTTCAATACGCCAGATATTGTGATTCAATTTTGTTTGAAGCTTAACAAGTTCTTTTATGCTAAGCGTTTT